TAAACAAAGGGGTGACAAGATCTGACCCTACATTTTGGCCTCGTGCAGACAGAAGTTCGCTTGGGCAATCTGCAGTAAGCTCTGCTCCGGCAATGCTGGCACTAACTGAAAAGTCTTTGCCTGTTGCAAAGGGTCAAAAGCTGCCAGGCGTAATGAATACAATAGCACCGTTTCCTCATGCAGTATTGTATCCAAACGGCTTCAGCGGACCAGCACTAGGATCCGGAGGCTCAGGCCAGGCGTTTAGAACTACTGGAAACTATAAGAGAACTGGAACTCAATACGGGACATCAAGGGCATCAAAAAATCAAGAATACAATGGTGACGAAGATATAATGACGTTTCAAGACATACTTGATATGGACCCGTCTGAAAGATCAATACATAGAGAAAAAATAAAAATAATGAAAATATTAAATAAGCTAGATGAAATTGATGTGTATAATGATTAGTTAAATTCATTGTTTGCGAATAATTAGTCTAGAGAGGCTTAATATATGTCTAAAAACTGGAGAGGCTTAATATATGTCTAAAAATCTATACGACGAAGCTATAGCAGAAGCGAAGCTTTTAAGGGAAACAGCAGAGCAAAATGCTAAGAATGCTATAATTGAAGCCGTTACTCCTAGAATTAGAAAATTCATAGAAGAACAATTGCTTGAAAATAAAGGTTCTGCTAGTGATGAATCTGACGTCTTAGAAGACGTCATTTCTGATATGCTACATGAAGGATCTGGATCCGATGGGTCTGGTGAAAATGTAGCACTTGATGAAACTGCACTTTCAGAGCTTGTTACCCTCCTCGGAGGAGACAGCAATAGCGATTCAGAAGATCAAATCAAGGACGCAGTTTTAGAATCTTTTAACAGTCTTAGCACAAAAGATAGAAAAAATCTATCTACTGTAGCAAATAAACTTAAACAAAATGCTAATTTTTTACATAGCAGTGATATAAATAATGATGTACACCTTCAACAGGAGAGTTCTAGAATGCCTAGATCAGAAGATATTCTTTACGAAGTTAATTTAGAGGAGCTTGCTAGCGAGCTCGGGGAAATGCAAATGGATGATGGTTACCACCAAGAAGTGGAAGAGGACATGGAGCTGGAAGGCTCAGACGATGCCTTTATAGATGATATGCTTTCTGAGATCGATGATGGTGATGATGGTGATGCAGATGAAACTGTAGAACTTGAAGAAGTTTTAAAATCATTAGGTCTTGAAGGACTTCTTAGTGAAGACAAAATCGAAATAGACCTTGGCGACGTCGAGCTTCCTGAAGATTCAATGCTCACAGCAACAAGAATTGCTGATGAAGAAGAAGATCTTGATCTTGAAGATGTCGAAGCTGCTGAAGAAGATTTTGGCGATGATGATGTTGAACTTGATGATGAAGATTTTGGCGATGAGCCAGAGGATTTACAAGAAGTATTCGATATTGACCCAAGAGTTTTAAGATCAGAGCTTAAAAGGCTTCGATTAAAAATTCGTGAGGCAAAAGATCTTACGAGTATTAAAGGTATTAAAGACGCTAAGGAATCCCATTTTGGTGGTTCCGGCTCAGGCAAGGCGGGACTCAAAGGTGCATACGGTGGCACAGGTGGTTCCAAGACTGGCGTCGACGGTTCATATGGCGGCGGAAAAGGTACAGGCGATCCTTTAAAGGTAAAGCTTAACAAGCTTTCTGAAGCTATAAAAAATGAGAGACGCAGAAATCGATCTCTCGAAGGCAAGCTCAATGAATACAGAAGTGCAGTTGAAACACTTCGTGAGCAACTAACAGATTTAAATCTGTTCAATGCAAAACTACTCTATGTTAACAAGCTTCTACAGAATAAAGATGTTACTTCTTCACAGAAGAGATCAGTTGTAGAATCAATCGACAAGGCCAATAGCCTAAGAGAAGTCAAGCTAGTTTATAAGACTCTAACTGAATCCTTTAATAAGGGCAAAACTGGAGACTTAAGAGAGTCCAACGTTCGTAGAACATTAGGTTCATCTTCACGCGCCACGTCTCGAGCATCAGCTGAGACTGCAAACGCAGAAATGACCAGATGGGCAACGCTCGCTGGAATTAAAGAGTAAAAATTCGACTGCACTAATTTATTAATATTTAAGGAGAAATAAAAAATGTCTAAGTCATTCACATTAAATCAGTTAACCGAAGGTATCAGAGATAGAAATATCGGAGCCGAAGGTCAAAGACTGATGGAGAAGTGGTCACGTACCGGTCTTCTTCGAGGTTTAGAAGACCATGGTAGAGAAACCATGTCACGTCTTCTTGAGAACCAAGCTGCACAGCTTCTAAGAGAGCAAAACTCTCTTTCTACTGGCGGTGGTAATCTCACATCATCCGGCGACATTCGTGGTTTCACAAATATCGCTTTCCCAATTGTTCGTCGTGTATTCGGTGGACTTGTTTCAAATGAATTGGTTTCAATTCAGCCAATGAGCTTGCCATCCGGCCTGCTTTTCTATCTTGATTACACGTACGGTACACCTATTGGTGGAAATTCAACACTTGCTGGAGCTGCTGGAACATCAGAGACATACTCACAAGGTCAATCAATCTATAACCTTCCTACTGGTAAGGGTGTAAGATCTGGTTCTCTTGGTGTTGGCGGTCAATATGATCTTGCTGGAACAACATACACAAAGGTTCACGGTAAAACAGTCCCTGGTACATCAGGAAAAAGACTTGCTGAAGTAGCTCGTGGCGCTTTCCAAGGTGCAAATACACTTACGACAAGCGCAAAGCTAGCTCTTACTGGTACCGATGCAAAATTACTTCAGTACGATCCTCAGATCATGAAGCTTATTGAGGAAAACCTCAGTTCGCGTGGTCAGGTTGATGGTGCAGGTACTTTCCAGTTTCTTGTTTTCAACTTGAATCAATTCCCAACAGACTGTGATCTTACACAGGTCAAAGATATCTCTATTTACGGTGGTGAAAGAGTTGGTCCTGATACAGGTCTTCAGGCACTTGGTGACAATGACGGAATCGAGCTAATTCAGGGTGGTAAGGGAATTCTTAACGTTAGACGTCTTAACCAAATTGGTACATTCGCTGGCGACAAGTTTACACCAAACCCGCTTGTAGGAAGAAATGATGCAAATGCTGCTCTTCTTTGTGTCGTATCTGGTGGTTATACACCATCTGCTGCAGGAACAACCGTAAACGCAATTAACCTTAGTGCTTCATATGCATTAGGTGCAGGCTTAAACGTGGCTTCTGGCGACGGTTCTACACTTACCATTCCGACCTTTGAGTCTAACTTTGGTTCAACACCGTCACCTAACATTCCTGAAATCGACATCAAGATCGAATCTATTGCTGTTACAGCACAGACTCGTAAGTTACGTGCTCGCTGGTCCCCAGAGCTTGCTCAAGATCTTAACGCTTACCACAGCCTTGACGCTGAGGTCGAGCTTACACAGATCTTATCAGAGCAGATTGCTTTGGAAATTGACCGTGAAATTCTCAACGATCTTCTAACTGAAGCTCGAGGCGCAAACTTCTACTGGTCACGTGCTCCTGGTAAATTCGTTAATAAGGAAACAGGCATTGAGCAGAAGCTTGCTGATTCTTTAGCTGCTGGACCTAGATTTACTGGTACAGTTCGCGAATGGTACGAAACACTCGTTGAGACAATCATTGACGTTGCTAACCAGATTCATCGCAAGACGCTTCGCGGTTCAGCTAACTTCGTTGTTTGCTCACCTGAGGTTGCAACAATCTTCGAGGCATCAGTTCTGTACAAGCCGAACTACAGCCTTGACGGACAAGGACAGGTTGGTAACCCGTTCACACTTGGAGCTGCTCCAATTGGTTCTCTAAGCAATCGCTTTACAGTCTACAAAGATCCTTACTTCCCACGTAATAAGATCCTTGTTGGTTATAAGGGCGGAAGCTACTTAGAAACCGGTTACGTATACGCTCCGTACGTTCCTCTGATTGTTACTCCTACCATCTTCGCTCCAGAAGACTTCACACCTCGCAAGGGCGTGATGACTCGATACGGAAAGAGAATGGTACGTGCTGACTTCTACGGAACAGTTACAGTAGCCGATCTTGGCATTATCTAATCTAAAAATTAGATAAAAAATCTAGGGCGGTTAGCAATTTGCTAACCGCCCTTTTTGTTTTCATTAGAGGTATAAATTCATGGCAGTTTTATCCCCAGCAGAATATATAGAATTAGGCCCAATCCTAATAACCACTGACCTCGCCAGCGGATTGGAATCATGCGGACAAAACATTAAGGAGTTTTATTATGCCAAAGGTTAAGATTACAGACAAGAAAGGTCTCGTTCAAGAGACTGGATCAGGCGTTCAAGTTCAATCAGTAACAACGTTTGAAAATACAGTACAATTTGACGGAGGTTCATCATTTCATGGCCACCTAAACAAGGTCGAAGCTTTAAATATTCGATCATCTGCATACAGCAGTGCCAGAATCCATCTTTCAGGTTCAGATTCTGCAAAAACTTTTATTCTTGGTGATGGTGCTACGTACAAAGTAGTTATTCCAAATATTCCTGGATGGCACGCTAGATTTACAGTAACAGGAGCAGCCGGCGCTGCGGCGCTTTCTAATAACCTGTTCTTATCAGCATCTGATGATTTCCAGTCTACAGCTGCTCCTGCTCAAAAAGGAGATGTTACACTGTTCAGAGGAATAGTTATGAAGGTTGATGGAACTGCTTCAGGAAAGATTGATGAAAACATGGGCCGAATCCGCTGGGTTGCAGGATCCGGCG